AAAGCCCAGTGCACCAAAATAATTGAGGCAGCTTTGACTAGCGGAAAAGTGCTGCCCGCCCAGCGGCCATTTTTAGACGGTCTTGAGTTGGCGGCGTTGACCGTTTACATGGAGACCCATCACGCCAATTTTATGGCGGTGTTGGCTAAGCAGCATCAGGTAGGTGCATCTAGTGCGACTGATGGCTTAAGCAAATCGGATTTGGCGATGTGCGCCAAAATGGGCGTATCGCCCGAACAATTCTTGGCTACCAAAGGGTAATTGACAAATTATGGCAACACTAACATCAGGCGAGTTGCTCGCCTTAAAAACCACGCTAGTCGCCCGTTTCAACATGGGCCTGGTCGCGCAACGTGAAGATTGGAAGAAAATCGCCAAGGCTATCGCCAGCGGCAGTCACTCAAATACTTACGGCTGGCTAACGCAATTTCCAGCCTTTATTGAATGGACAGGCTCTCGGACGCATAAGGCGGTGAAAGAGCGTGCATACACCGTCGTCAATAAGAAATTTGAAAACACGGTCGATATTCCCCGCGAAGATATTGAGGACGATAATTTCGGCCATTATGGCGACATCGCCCAAAGCTACGGCGAGTCGATCAACGATCTGTACAACGACCTGATCTTTGCCGCACTGAATGACGGATTTAGCAGCGAGTGCTACGACGGCCAGTATTTTTTTGATACCGATCATCCCGTTCATCCAAACGAAGACGGCACGGGTACGGCGACAACTGTCAGCAATATGCAGGCGGGTACGGGAGAACCGTGGGTCTTGCTGTGTACTAAACGCGCCCCATCGCCGCTCTATCTGCAAAACCGGACTAAGCCTGAGTTTTACTCAATGATTGACCCGTCCAGCCAGCAAGTTTTTGATTATGACCTGTATAGCTTCGGTGGCCGCTATCGCGGTAATGCGGCTTATGGGTTTTGGCAGACGGCTTTTGGCTCTAAAGCTGACTTGACCGAAGCTAACTTTAATGCTGGTTTTGATGCCATGATGCGTTTCAAGGGGGATGGCAGCAGAAAACTCGGTATTGTCCCTGATACGTTAGTCGTCGGTGCTGATAACCGCGCCGCCGCTGAGCAACTCATTTTGGCGCAAAACAAAGCGGGCGGCGCGTCGAACACCAACTGGAAAAAAGTTGAGTTGTTGGTCACGCCTTGGATGGGGGGTTGATTATGAGCCTACATAAGATATATGTGCGTACCCGTAAAAAACGCAAAATCCCCTTTTTTCGTGCCGGGATGCAGTTTACTAACGACTGGCAACCCATTGAAGTTGATTATGCAACGATGTCGGTCTTGCATGGCGAGCAAATGCTTGAAGTGACTGATGAGCCGCCTGCCGGGTTTGTTGTCGCTAATGATGCAGCGGTAGATGATGGTGGCGAACCTAAGGGCGGCGCAGGTGAGTTGATTGAGTTACCGCCTGGCCCTAAGCCTGATCCAAAGCTTGATCCTGAGCCTAAGCCTAAGCCTAAGGCTGATCCCAAGCCTGAGCCTGAGCCTAAGACTGATCCTAAGCCTAAGGCTGATCCCAAGCCTGAGCCTAAGACTGATCCTAAGCCTGATCCTGAAAAGCAGGCCGACGTGGTGGTGGTGGGGGATGATACCAGCCCTGCTCCGGCAGCAGCTGATACGGCTACTGAGTAGTCGCCATGTTTGCCGATGCCGCCACTTTATTGCAGCACACCAACGCGACCCGCCTATTGCAGCTCGCTGTGCCTGCCGACCGCGCGATGGTCGATGAATCGGCGTTGCGGGCGGCGATTGCGGGTGATGATCTGTCGGGCTATTCCGCTGCCGACCAAGCTACGCTGGTATTGGTGCAAGGCGCAATACATGAAGCTTTAGCGGATGCCTCTGGCTTAATCGTTAATTATGGTATCCCTGAGGATTTTAGTAGCGGTGTCGTTGCGCGATTAGCGACGACTATCGCTCTCTATTATTTGCAGCGGTTGGGCGGTGATAGCGAAGCGGCTACCAGAGCTTATGAAGGCGCGATTGCTACGTTAAAAAGCCACTCAAAAGGTGAACTTAATTTAGTTCCGGTAGTGGCTGATCCGCCCCAAGTCCTCACGGATGGTATTGAGATAGTCTCCGGCCAGTCGCGTTACCGCGATTGGCCGACCGAAGATGATAGGTGGTGCTGATGTTATCGTTATCGTCCATTGTCGATTTGCTTAAACCCAAGCCCGATGATTTTAGCGGTCTGTGGTTCCGCAAAATTGGTGGCGGCGGCGAGTATGCCAAGGCGATGACCGAAAAGCTGCCCTTGCCGTTGGCTTGGGTAATACGGGCAGCTGATACGTCAACTAGCATCGGCGATGGTGCAACGGATGATGTAGTCGCGTTTGATGTCGTTATCGCCATTGAAAACCAGCGCACACAAAATCCGTTTGAAGCAGATGAGCAGATGATCCGGTATCGCCAAGCGGTATTGGATTTACTTTTGGGCTATGCGCTGCCGGGGTCGATTAAGCCCGTGACGTTTGAGGGCGGGCAGGTTTTAGATTATGCAAACGGCGAGCTGTTTTGGCGTGACCGCTACCGTGTTGTCCAAACGATTACTACTTTCTTGCCTGATCCGGTGGTTGGGCAGTCGCAAACTTTTAGATTGGATAAGTCATGACAACATGGGTTTCTGTTTTTGGCCCCGACTATTGGGGTGAATCATCGCCAGCGACATGGGACGGTACAAAATATGCCGGAGTAACGGCGGACTTGGCGATACAGCCTGCCGGAACTTGGTTGGTATCATTGCGGCCAGCTAGTTTGCGCATAACTTTAGACATAACGCATTTAGATACGTTTACTAACCTAAATATTTATGCAAAACCCGATGTTGGCGGCGGCGGCGGTGGGTTCCAAGCGATGTATAAATCGGTTGATCTAGGAGTCCAGCCAGTCAATTTAGTCGAAGGCATCAATGTATTAGTGCTGGATTTAACGGGATTATATTTTGATATTGCTGAGTTGTATTTATATCCAAACTACAATTATCCGACTTTCAACCTTACTAATATCGAGCTGTTTACCGACTGGACACCGCCCTCAACTGCCCCGGTTTGTGAGTCTATCACGCTGGCATCATCGGCACTCACTACCGCCAGCCCTGATGCTGTTTTAACGATTGTTTTTGATTCGGCGGTCGCAGGCCTGACCGCCGCGAATATCAACGCCCCACACTGCACGATAACCGAGCCGCTATCCGATGATGGCGGCGTGACATGGACGGCTACGGTGTCGGCGGTAGCGGGTGTGGTTGATGTTACCAATCAAGTCGCACTTGATTTTACGGGCATAACCAACGGCTCCGGCGTTACTGCTGTCGGCCTAAATCACAGTGATAATTACACTGTCAATACAGCAACGGAGACTACTAACGTGGACTTTCAAAAAATATCATCGTCCCTGCGGGTTCCGGGGGCGTACATTGAGATAGATGGCTCACAAGCGGGGCTAAACAGCGGCTCCCTGCCCAACTTACTGCTAGTCGGGCAAAAGCTGAGTACCGGAACGGCGGCGGCGGGTGAGATTTGCCTTATCGGCAGTCTGGCCGATGCGGTCGCCAAAGCGGGCGCGGGGTCTATGCTAGCGCAAATGGCGAAACGCTATTTTGCTATTGGCCCAGTGATGAATTTATACATGCTGCCGTTTGCTGATAACACGTTGGGCAGTGCCGCCACGGCGACCTTAGATGTGACGGCGGCGGCGACCGTAGGCGGCACACTATCATTATATATAGGCGGTACGTTAGTCACTATTGCAGTGACGGCAACAATGACCACGACGGCTATTGCTACAGCATTGGCAGCGGCAATTAATGCGCTGGACGATGCGACCAACCATAGCTTGCCGGCCCGTGCGGATGTTGACGGCACAGGGGTGATATTAACCGCCCGCCATTTTGGCACTTGCGGCAATGCTATCGACGTGCGCCTAAATGCCTTGCCCACCGACGTTATGCCTACGGGGCTGGTAATTGATGTCACTGGCTTTAGCGGCGGTACGCTGATTCCCACAGCCATCTCAACCGACAATATAGCGGCAATCTTTGATGATGACGACTCCGGTTATCTGTATGCACCTAGCAAGTATGTCGCTTTGGGCTTAAGTGATGATGTGACTTTGGCGGCTTTTCATGCCGAAAGCCAACGCCGTTACGCGCCGCCCATCCAGTCGGGATTTCGGGCGTTTGCGGCATTTAGCGGCGGTTATACGGATGCGATTGATTTTGGCAATACTAAAAACTATGAGCATATTTGTTGTGTCGCCATCAATGGCGGCCTAACGACGACGTGGGAAACGGCGGCTATCGTCGCATCAACGGCGGCTCCGGCGATGTACGACAATCCGGTGCGGTCGCTGGAGGGTACGGCGTTAAAGGGGTTGGTCATGGCTAAGCCATACACGTTTGTGCAAGCCAACTCGCTGCTGTATGCGGGCTTAAGCATCTTACAAAAATCGCGTGATGGCTCTTGCTCAATCAAGCGGCTAATCTCGATGTATCTGCACCGCGCCGATGACAGTGCTGACGATGCCTATCTCGACATCAATACGACGGAGGTCATGGAGCGTATCCGCTACGAGCAGCGCATGGGCGCAATCCAGCGGTTTACGGGCATGGCCTGCGCAAAAAACGATGAAGGCTACCGCCCCGGCTTGCCGATTATCACGATAGACACTGTTAGAGCCTACCTGTTATCGCTGTACAAAGAGCGTCTTTTAGCGACGTTAGGATGGGTGCAAGAGTATCAATATTACAAAAGCACGTTGATCATCGAGCAAGATCCGGTCAACCCCAGTCGGTTTAACTATACCGACACCCCTGTGATCCTATCGCCATTTTATATTCTGGCGGGTCGGGCGCAATTTCGCAAAGAGGTGGGCTAAATGGCGGTCATTAATAATATTCAATCGGTCAGCATATCGGCTTATGGCAAAGTGCCGTTGGCGGCTAGTCCGGGTACGTTTACGCCTAGCGGCGTTAAACGCGACCCCAAGCCTGGGCGGCAGGCGCAAGACGGCGGGTTTGTCGAACAGGCAACCCAGGCTAAGCTTGAGCTGAATGTCAATCTGCTCGGCGGCATTGATGTCAGTGATTTTAATGCCATCACAGGCAGTGATGTGACTGTCCGTCTTGCTGACGGCCAAGTGCATTTAATGTCGTCGGCGTTTTGTCAGGATGTAGTAGCGATTGGCGACAATGAGGCCAAGCTGACATTGATCGCTAATGTGTCGGAAAAGGTGGCGTAATGCCTAAATTATCCTTACAGATGCCGATTGAAATCGGCAAAATCACGATTACCGAGTTGACGTTTCGCGAGTATACGACAGCGGGCGATTATTTGGCATTTGATAAGCCAGGTGGTGTTGCTCAGCGCATCTCACTGATTGCCCGGCTGACGGGCAATGATGAGGCAATTATCGAGCGGATGAGCGGGCGCGATTATGTCAAGGCTGAGGCTATTGCTGACGACCTCTTAAAGCAAGATGATCTCTTGCCGGAAGAAGCCGAAAAAAAGCCATAAGGGTGGTGGCGGCAGTTGGTCTGCTAATGGCGGTCGGCAATCAGCCGCTGCCCGTTATCAAAGCCCTGCCGCTGGCTGAGTTGTTTATGTATGCGGGAGTCCT